CCGCGATACCATCATCGGGCGATTTTTGAATCAGTTCGCCGACATGATGACGACCCTGCAAAAACGACTGTGCGACCCGGATACGTCCGAGGACGATGCAAAGGAGATGCAGAAAAGATTGCTCAAGGTGATGACGCGCGAGGAATTGAGCCGGCTTGCGAAGAAACCCGTTGCGGAAACGGTCAAGGACTATACGGACCTCGAACGCCAGCAAATCGTTATCGCGGCAACTGAAGCCGCTGGCAATCCGTTATATAATCAGAAGGAATTGCAGATGCGAAAGGTTTCTGCGCAAGTCAACGAAGAATTTGCCAAGGCCGTGCTGCTTCCGGACGAAGACCCGACCGTGCTTGCGGAGCAAACTCGATTGCAGCAATTGGAGCTTCTTATTATCGCCGGCCAAGGTGCCGAGGTTCCAGTGTCACCGCGTGATAATCACATCGTCCACTTGCAAGTCCTCATGCCGTCGATGGACGGCGCGGCTCAAGCCGCGTCTACCGACCCGCATGCAGTCGACACGCTCGCCGCATTGCTAAAACATGCCGAGGCGCACCTTCAAGCTGCCGAAGCCGCCGGAACGCCGAAGCAACCCTTGGCTCCCGCGAAAGAAATTATCACGAAGCTGCGTGGCGCGATGGCAGAACTAATCCAACTTGCGGAACAGCAAAAACAGGCCGCGCAACTTTCCGCACAGTCTACACAAGCCTCCGAGGCCGTCGGAGCCGGACAAATTTCGACCGAACCGCCGTCCCCTATTTAATTATGTTCTCTCCCACGATAAAGGGAATTCTTTGGGATTCCGCTGACGCCAGTTTCCTAAAAGAATTTTTCTCGGGTAAGACCGGCGAGAAAGTCTTGCACATTTTACACAGCCGTATTCCCGACCTCCTCGACGGCGAGCACAAAAACAAAACGCTTGTTCGAGCCGGAGAGGTGAAAGGTGCGCAGACAATTTTCGACATGCTGGTTTCGCTAACCGTGGAAGCACCTAACGATTTCCGACCACAACCCCAACAGACCGAAGCCTACCCCGACCTCGATTTAGAGCAACACTGGGACGGCAAAAACCCTCGATAAACTATGCCCACAACCCCATCATCTGACCTCCGAGAATTGTCCGCAATTCCCGGTTTTGATAGCCAACCATCTATCGACCCCGAGTCCGCCGCTGAACTAGATAAAATGTTCGCAGCGAAGACGGTCGATAAAACTTCGCCGCCGGATGACAAGGCCACGCCAGTCGAAGATGACAAGGCCACGCCAGTCGAAGATGACAAGGCCACGCCAGTCGAAGATGACAAGGCCGCGCCAGTCGAGGATGACAAGACTAAGACTAAGCCAGTCGAGGATGACAAAACCCTGCCTGCGGGGGATAAGACGACCCCGGCTGATGACTTCGACACGATTGCGCTCCCTCCATATAGTAAGCCGAAGACTAATGAATCTTTTGACAAGCTGAAGACGCTGGCGCGCGAGCGCGTGGCCGCTGCGGAGCAGGAACGCGACGCGCTAAAGAAAGAACGCGACGAACTCACGGCCAAGCTTGGTAACGGAATCCCGGTCGAACTAGAAAACGAGTTGAAGGAACTGCGGTCTTTTCGCCGCAAGCTTGACGTGGAGGCGGACCCAGAATTTAAGACCTTCGACAAGACGATTGCAGATAATACCGACTCGATTTACGCGCGACTCAAGACCGACGGTTTTACCGACGAACACATTACTAAAATCAAGGCACTCGGCGGCCCTGCTGAAGTGGACTGGGATTCGATTAAAATGGATGGGCGTCTTAAACGTTTCGTCGATGCCAAAATCATCGAGAACGAGAATGTTCTCGAAAAGAAAAACAAAGCGGTTGCCGAAGCCAAGGCTAACGCGGATGAATATTTGCGGAATAAGCAGGCGTCTCAAACGGATGTTGTTTCGCAGCATAATAAACAGGTTGAACTCAAGGTTAAGGAACTCTCCCCGCAACTTGGTTGGCTTGAGGAGCGAAAGGCCAAAGACGGCGCAACGGCGGCGGAGAAATCTGCGGTTGAGTCGCACAACAAGCTTGTCAAGGAGTCGAACGAATTCCTGGCGCAGGCCGTCGCGGATAACTCCCCCGAGTTGCGCAGTCTACTTGCTGTCGGATATGTGCAGCTTTTGAAAGCTCGCACGGACATTGCGCGCATCACGGCGGATAGCACGGAGAAAATCAAAAAGCTCGAATCTGACCTCAAGGACGTGAATGCGAAATACGAGAAGGTCAAGGGCGCAAGCACGGCCCGGCTGACCCCCTCTGCGAAGCCTGACAATGTGTCGAATCCGATTACGGACAACGTCAACGTGCCGAGTGTTGTCGCGATTGACAATCTGTTCAGGGAGAAGATGGGGTCCCGATGAAAAAGTGTCCGCACATTGAAGAATTCCCCGACCAGTATTGGATGAACTGTGTTAGGGAAGCGGAGCATCTATTTCCTAAGCCGTTGGAAACCGGGGTGACGGGTATTGAACTCGTAGTTGGCATTAATCCCCATTGGCCGTCTCAGCAAGGTCGAGTAGGTCCGTCCACAAAATATTTTGTTCAATTGGTTTGGGGATTTGAAAAGGGATTCCCGGCTATAAATTCGATTGGGCCGTTCCCTCGTCGGGAGGATGCCGAACACGTCGCAAAGCTATTCAGAGAGGGGAGGGAATACGCATGCTCGAATCTGGACCTATCGACACACTATGTGTGTGTTGTGGAAGTCGCCGAGAGAATCCCCCCCGCGTATGCGAAACTCCCTTATTACAACTCCTTCGACCCGATGATATGAGTGAGAATAGGAACAACGTTTTGGTCGAGAACCGTTCTGTGATGATTTGTCTACCCTGGTATAAACAAACAAATCCCCGAACCGCTTTTGCACTTTTGTCTATGTATGATAGGCGGAGGATGGCTATTAGTCTCGATTTCGGCGATGCATGCGTTTTTCATAGCCGCAACAAATTGGCGGACCAGTTTTTGAAATCTAAACAAGAATGGTCGCTCTGGCTCGATGACGATAACCTCCCGCCGTTCGGCAGTGCTTCTCTATATAACTCGTTCACGGGATTTAATCTCCCGGAACATTTTGCGGGACTGCACGGCATAGACCAGCTGCTTTCACGGGGGAAAACGTTTATCGGCGGCGTATATCGAGGTCGTTGGCCACATCACTCTAATCCGGTTTTTGCGGAGGGGCCCCGCCTTAACAAATGGGTGTCGGAAGGTCCTAAAGACGAGGTAAGAGCAACGGAGTGGATTGGTTATGGTTTTGTTCTCGTGCACAGGTCAGTTTTTTTGGATATAGAGAGGGCCTTCCCTCATTTAGCCCGAAAGCAAGATGGAACAGGGGGGCAGTGGTTTACCCCCAGTCAGCATGATTTAACTAACGCCGCAGAGGAAATCATTAGCTCAATAAATTCAGACTGCCCGATGGATTCCGAAGAAATTTCCAAAAAACTAGAGGGGGCGATTCGTCTATCCAGGAGAAATTCCGGGCTAGGAACCGGTGAAGACGTTCAGATGGCGCGACGCGCGGCTCAAGCAGGGCACAACTGCCATGTCGATTTATCTTTACATGTCGGGCATTTTGGCGAACTGTGTTACCTTCCAGGAAAAACAAAAATTCAATGAAAAAGTGTTGGGACTGCGGGCAAGAAAAAGATTCCTGCGATTTTAACTTGGACAGGAGTCGATGGGACGGATTATATCCCCGATGTCGCAAATGCGCCAGTGAATATCATAGGGGGTATCGCGTAAGAAACCTGCCCCGACTGAAGTTGCGAGGACGAGATAAAAACCTCCGGACTAAATATGGATTCGGGCAAGACACTTTTAATCAGATGCTAGCGGCTCAATCGGGGGTTTGTGCATGTTGTAAATCCGCCCCGGCGACAGACGTAGACCATTGTCACAAAACAGGGAGGGTCCGCGACCTGCTTTGTAATGCCTGCAACGCGGGAATCGGACAATTGCGAGATTCTCCGGCGCGATGCGAGAGTGCCGCGCGGTATTTGAGGAAATTTTCATCGGAATCGGAGGTTCTTCCGTTTGTAGGAAACTCGGGCCTGTAAATTTTCCCCTTGACTTTTGGTCCTAAGTGTGGACCTTACCGTTAGAACTCAAGCATCCTCTGCCACTGTTCTAGGTTGAGATAGGCCATTTGTTGCGGCTGGCCGCGCGACAAGAAACCGTGAGCGTGTAAACGCCCACACCAAACTTAACCTGAGTCTCTCAGACTCAAACATTTATGGTTTAACATGGCAGATTGCATAACTCCCTCCGACCTCTCAGACATAGCCCGGAAAGATTCCGCGCGACTAGTGGGCCAAATCGCGAAAGCGCTAGCGGCAAATTCACCCTTTATCAATGTCCTGGGCGGCGGAACCTTCCCTTCCGGCATCTCTGATGTAATCCGAACCGCCGTTCAGCAGCAAGCCGCACCCGGCGATAGCCTCGCCCTACCGACGTTCGTCTGTGACCTAGAACTTTGCGGAACCGTCGGTCTTCAAGACCTCACGGACGCCGTCGAATTTACGGCACAGCTTGAGTCGAAACGCGGTCTCGGCCCTCGGGTATGCGTCAAGAAAGGCTTTGCGGCATTCAAGTCCAGCTACCTGGCTGCTGAGGATTCGCTGAAAAAGCTCATGACCCAATACATCAACTCGGACATTCGCGCCCAGTTGTATCTGCGCTCTGCCTCTAAGTTCGTCGCCGCCATCGGCTACGATTTCGATTCGTTGTTCACCGGCGGTAACGAGACGGACGTTGGCGTCAAGTTCGCTCCCATCGCTCCGACGGCTCCGATTTCCTTCAAGGCGTTGCATACCATTGCTCGCTATTTGAAGGAAGCACTGTTCGCCGAGATGTTCGATGCCGGCGGGAAGGGGATGCCTCATTTCCGTTTCATCGGTAGCTCGGACATCATCGAAGCGTTTCGCAATGAAACCTCTGTTAAGGACGCCATCTGTTGTTTGACGCAAGGCAGCTATCGCCTCGGCGAGGTTGCAATCTCTGCCTACTCTTTTGAGCAGGCCGGCGCGTATCGCGGCATCGCTCTCGGCACCGACCAGCGGCCCCTTAGGGCTAACGGTTTCAACGAGGACGGCACGCTATCACTCATCGACCCCGTCATCACGGTCGTCAATACCTGTAAGAACACGGCGTATGCCAAGGCGAATCCGACTTGGCTTTCTGCGCTCTGGGAAGTTAGCTTCTTGTTCGCGGACAACTCGTTTAATCGGCTCACTCCGGAACGTTACACCGGCGAAGGCACGTTTAAATTCGCGCCCCAGCTTTACATGGGCGAACTCGATTGGCATTACGAAATGGACAACGATTGCAACCTGTGGGGCGACTTCGGTCAGCACAAGTATCAGATTACTCGTGCTTACCAGCCAGTCCGTCCGCAGCACGTAGTCGCGATTCTCTCCCTTCGCTGTCCGGCTGACCTTGGCTTGGAAGCTTGTGAGGTGCCTAGCTCGTCCAGCTTCACTGGGGCGGATACGTTCGCTGCCTTGGGAGTGTGTGAGGCCGAGGATTGCACCAACCCAGGCGGTTGCGTAGGCGAAGTTCTCACCTAATCGCCAAGAATTCGTGGGGAGGGTCGTCGTCGCAAGGCGGCGGCCCTTTTTTAATTGATAAAATGTTATGGGTGGAATGAATCGAATGCCAGAGTGGGTGAAAATAAAGACCGCCGCTATTATCGGCGTTACCGTTCCGTGGATAACAGAGCTTTTTGCGAAGGCCGGCCCGGTCCTCGACGCACTAATTAAAGTTGGGCAGGTCGGCGTGGCCGTAGCGACCATTTTATACATCCTCGCTAAATGGCGAAAAGTTCGCAACTCAAAGACTGAATGAAGTATTTTTCTCTAGTGCTTTTGTTCCTTACTGGTTGCATAAGTCCGCTCGAACCGGGCCACTCATCTTATACGTCGACAGACGGCACGCTGGTAGTTGCTAAACAATCACAAAACCCGAAAACTGAGACGAAACAGGATTATGTCCGAACACATGAGACGAAAGACGGAAAAACCACCGAGGAAGTCCATACCGTCATCGGAGCCGCGCAGAAAGACACGGCGCGCGAAATCGGAGCGAAGCTCGCGTCTATGCGCTGGATGCAGGTTCTAGGCGTGTTGGTGTTCCTGTTCGGCGCGGCCAGCTTTGTCTATCCTCCGTTAAAACTTGTCGTGGGGTCAGTCACTACCAGCGCGGTCGCGTGTGCTTCCGGCCTCGCGCTAATGTTTTTGCCCGTCATCGTCGTAGGAAACGAAGCCTTGTTGCTGGCCCTCTCTATTGGAGCCGTCGCGCTCGTGGGCGTTTGGTTTTTCGTGCATCGGCACGCAACCCTGCACGGGAAATTGAAAGCACTTTCAGAGAAATAATTATGTCTTGCTCAAGCTGTGGATGTGTAAATTGCGGTTCTGGATTATGTCAAGATTGCATCAACGGAAATCGCGGCACTGGTAATTGCAACCCCTGTAATACTTGCCCGCCGAATACCGTAGACTGTGAGACGTTGCCGAGCGCGTTGGACAATTTCACGCGTCAATTTTTTGGTAGCATTGAACGAACTGTAATAGATGGAGAAATTCGATGGGTGCTACCGTGCGACCTAGACGTGGGGTTACCCGGCAATCCGCGCCTCGACGGAGAGGGGCTCGCCTGCTATTTCCTACGGCTGTTTAACGACGGAATCATCGGCCAAATGGGCCCAATTGGTCCCATCGGCCCGGCTGGCACGAATGGACGAAACGCCTATGCGGTCATCACCTCAGCGTTTAACGCTCCATCCGACGATAATCCGACTTCACAGTTTACAATCATTCCGACTCCGGTTGTTTCAGTAGGCCAAACCATTTTTATCACGAGCCTCGGTTGGGTTCGCATCACGGATATTCTCGATAACACGACCGTTTTTACGACGCTCATCGAACTAATTCCGTCTTCGGCCGCTGTTGTCGTTCCCGGGTCTCTGGCACTTCCTACGGGCCCTCGCGGGCTTTCCATCATAGGACCGCAAGGAGACCAAGGGCTCAAGGGAGACAAGGGAGACCAAGGCGTCACCGGTGATACCGGGGCGGCCGGACCAACCGGAGCAACGGGGCCTGCCGGCGCGGCCGCGACGAATTCTAACGGAACGGAAACCGGCGGTTCTACGGACTACACGATGACGAACGTCTACGCCAAGGTTGACTTCGGCACGAATGACCTAGACATTACTCTACCGACTGCTGGCACCTATCTTGTGATGTTTCAATTCGGGGGCCGTAACGATTCCGCCGCGACGCGCGAGTGGGATTTCAAGATACACAACTTGACCCAAGCCGCAGACATCCCGAACACAGAGCAATTCAACGTGGTTAATACAGATTCTTCCGCCACACGGTTCCAATATTTTTACGTGTTCGGGATTATCACAACCGCAGGAGCAAATGAGATAATTCAGCTTTTTGCGAAATCCTCCGCAAATACGGCCACACAGCTTATTGATTTTGCCACAGCAAAGGGAGTGTTTATCAAGCTCGCATGACGCCGTATCCAATCATCCGCGATGTCAATGGCGAACTCGCTGAACACTGCTGCCCGCCGAAGGCCGGTATCAAAGAGGCGCACAGGATTCGGCACGAGCTTCCGCCATTTAGGTTGCTAAACAATGACCCGCAGATTTTGCAGGACGAATTCGGCGCTCCGATTAATGACGAGCAAACGAACGGACTAATTTATGACGACCTGAGAAATTTCTAGCATGGCAAAAATTTCTGAATACCCCGAGTCTACCCAACCGCACCCCGATGGATTTTTATTCATCGCGGAGTTGCAGGAGGATGGCTCTTTCGTTACCAAGAAGGTTCGGCCGGATGTTGTCGGCGCAGTTGGGCCGGTTGGGCCACAGGGCATTCAAGGTCCGACGGGCCCGGCGGGAGATACTCCGGGCCCGCAGGGTCCGCAGGGTCCGGCGGGCTCTGACGGAGCCCCGGGAGCTACTGGCGCAACCGGGGCCACGGGAGCAACTGGCGCGACCGGGCCGGCGGGCAGCGATGCACACTCAGATATTGCTTACGCAGGCGCGGTTCAACTTGATTTTAGCCTTGCTCAAAACTTCCACACTATCGAGTTAGCAGGAGATATTACTTTCACTTCCACCGGGCTCGCGTCTATGCGGGAGAAAATCGTTCGTCTTATCGCCGACGGCTCTGACCGCACGGTGACTATGCCCGCGACTTGGAATCCCGTCGGGGACACGATTGATTCGGGAACGAATACTTTTGTTGTTCCCGCAGGAACACAAGGAATTATGTCAGCGAAATCATTCGATACAACTGACGCAGACGTGGTAGTGGCCGCCGGAGTATTCGTCTAATGGCTTCGTTTACTTTCAAAGACCAGGCGTTTCTTGCCAGCGCGAAATCAACTGCATTCTCCCCGCCGGACCCGGGAGACCTAGTGCTTTGGCTCACGCCGGAAGCTCTGACGGCGATTCCACTCGCAAATAACGACCCGATTGATACGTGGCCGGATAGTAGTGGGAACGGGAATGATTTCATGGCCGAGAATACCAGCTTTCGTCCGCTCTATAAGACAAATCAAATCGGCGGGCATCCGGCGGCGGATTTCGACGGCGCGGATGACTTTCTAAAACGAGCTAGCGCGCTTGGGGTTACTCAGACGTATAGTCTTTTTATCGTTTTCAAGTTTGATAACGCCGTTCCGGCATCCGGCCGAGAATGGCTTTTTAAAAACGGCGAGGGATTCGGACACGGGCTTGCAAAATGGGACGGAAACCGGATTTGTTTTTACAACACCGGGGTGTTTTTGACGGATAATCCAGCGACCACAAGCCCAGAATTATGGTCTTCAGTTCGCACATCGGCACCGCTGGAAAAACTATACGTAAACGGGGTTCTTCAGGGCATTACCAACGATACCAGCGCCATGACTAGCCCGGATGCGAATTCCCGGCTTGGTATTTTTCTGAATACTACTTTTGGATTCGACGGAAAACTCTCCGAGGTAATGCTGTGGAAAAAGAATCTTTCGGACCCTAGCCGAAATATCGTCGAAGCCCATCTCATGACCAAATACGGACTCTAAGAACTATGCCCAACAAAACCGAACCAAAATACCCCATCGACCTCGGCAAAAAGCCATCGGACCTGGGCGTCCCAATGCCGGCCAGTGAATCCGACAAAATGCCGGAGACGATTTACCCCTCGTTATATCTCGAATGGGAAAAGCCCTATGGCTTTCCAGACGAGGGCACGATGACGGTTAAATTCAAGAAACGCTCCGAGGAAAACCGCAAGACTGGCGACAAGACGGTTCAGCGGGTAGAACTCGATATCCTTGAGATTCTCGATACCGAAGGCAAAGATATCCCGGACAAAGAAGAGGAAGATTCTGGAGACGTGCTTGATAAGGAAATGAAGAAGCTCTCTAAGAAAAAGGTTGACAAAACAGACGAGGAAGACGGGGGTTACTGATGATAATTGTAACGGAAGTATGGGATGACGTTAAGACAATCGCCGGACATTGCAACGAGCCGAAATTATTCCGCTTTTTAACAGACTCGATTGAGCTTCTCGCGACTTCCGGTGACATCGACCCACTAATCGGAGTTGTGGATATTTGCGTAGATGGGAATTGCGTCACGCTTCCTCGCGAGATTGAAACCCCGATTAGCGCGAATATTTGTGGCCGTCCTGCACACGGGAGAGATTTTCTTTTCCAGTTTCATCTGAATGGCCCCGGCTCTAGGGATTGTGGTTGCAGTTGGACATGGGCGGATGCCGGAACGCATCCGGTATACAAAGACCTTAAGTGTCCGGCAAAACTGATAGCCTTCGTGGATGACGAGCGTGACTCCGGAAAGTTGCTCCGGGTTTTTGGCTTCGATACGCAAGGCCGGCCGTTACAAACGCTCGTCGGCGATATCGTTGAGCCTGGGCTCCGCGTCCCGACAATTTTCAACTACGCGCTTCCGTCGTCAACCGACCCGATGGTTGCGCGTATTACGGGCGTCGTGAAGGACCCCACGATTTCAACTATAAGATTGTCCAGTTTTGATAGTTCCACGTCAACGGGAACGCTACTCGGAGTTTACGAGTCGGATGAAACCAAGCCGGAATATCGGCGCATTAAAATCAATCCGTCGGGGTCTTGGGTTCGACTGGTTTACCGGAAGCGGACGTATGAAATCACGTCCCTCCACGACCGGATTCTCCTCCATTCTCGACCCGCACTTCTTCTCGCAATGCGGGCGCTCAAGTGGTATCAGGATGGAGACCTTGCTAACGGCAACGCATACGAGGCCAATGCCGTGCGACTACTCACGCAACGCCAATGGTGTCTTGATACGCCTATGGGAAACCCGCTCCAAGTAGACGATAGAAATTCCATAAGTAATAAATGTGATTATCTTGACTAAATGTCCAGCCCTCAGATAAATCAAGTTCCGTTCCGCCGACCCGACGGAGATATTTCATTCTTACCCGGGATGAATAGCAACGCGCACCCGACGCAATTGCAGCCCGGGCAATACGCGCGTTCCATGAACACCGTCAATCGTGGCGGAATCGTGCAATGCCGACCCGGTCGACGATGCAAGTTCGTTTGTCCTCCCGGAAATTTCCAGGGCAGCGAATGGTTTATTCCGAAGCAGGGCACGCGAGTAATTCTGTTCGCGGTGGAAGGACTCGTTTACATTTCAGAGTTTCCATTCACGAATTACCGGCAGATTCCCGGGATTTCGTTCCTGCCGCACGCAAGGCAGATTTTTTTCCAGCAAGTTGAGCAATCGGTAGTCATCAATGACGATGGGTCGCTAACACTGATTCCTCCGCGAAACCTGATGGTGATTCAGGACGGGGGGTTCACCCCTCCGGCAGTTTTTGATGGGACGACTGCGGAACATCAACGGGGAGCAAACAAGATTCCTCTCGGGGGGCCGATGGAATGGGTAGGAGACCGGCTTTGGGTCGCGCGGGATTCTTTTTTGTTCGCTTCCGACATTGCGAATCCCCTCTCGTTTACAGAGGCGATTTATTTCGCGACCGTCCGGGCTTTTACTCTTCCAGGAACCATCACGGCATTGCACCGGACGACGAACCCCACATCGCCGCAATTACTGGCCTACACAGACCACACCACCACACTTTTTCAAGCCTCAATACGAGACCGGTCCCAGTGGCCTACGACCCCGAATTTTCAACAGGTCGTGTTGACGAGCATCGGATGCACCTCGAACCGGTCTGTTCAAGCCCACTACGGAATGCTCTGGTGGTGGTCTGAGCATGGGCTAGTCTCCTTTGACGCCGCCGGTTTGAATTTCATCACGGCTGCGTTGCCATATCGAGATGTAGAGATGAACGACAGCAAGGGCCAGCTTTCTGAGGATTGCGGCGGCATTGCGGTTGTTTCGGTGGAAAATTACCTTTTAGTCAGTGTTCCGCACTCGGATTTATATAATAAGCATACCTGGGTCCTCGATACCGGAGTCTTTCAAACGTTGAACCAAATGGCCCCGCCGGTGTGGAACAGCTTTTGGACCGGCACACGGCCGATTACGTGGCTCGTCGGTCAGGTGAACGATACCAACGCGTTCTTTGCCTTTTCACAAGATTATGACGGTCTAGTTAGGTTGTGGGAAGAATTCACGCCCGACCGGCTCGATGACGGATGTCCGATTACATGGTATCTGGAAACCCGGGGATATTTCAACCAAGACCCCACCGTCAAAAAGCAATTCCGCTTCGCGAAAATTTACATGAGCGAATTGCTCGGCGTCATCGACGTAGCCGTGTTCTGGGCCGGGGCGCAACGTGGAAAATACAAACGAATTCTGACCAAGCGCATCAATGCCACTGCGGGGATGCTGCGCGCACTTGATATCGTTACTGCGGAGGACATTCTTTACTCGCTGAAAAAGCAGTCGCGAGAATTGCGGACGCAAGACGCAAAAGAAATCTGGACGAACGAAACGCAGACTTCCTGTGGGGTCGAAGACCCGCTTGCCGAGTTTAAGGATGAATCCTTTCAGCTTTTGATTGTGGTCTCCGGGCCCGGCGCGATTAATTCGGTGTTGACCGAGACTGACCCCGAAGAAGGACAGAAGCTCGGGGGCGCGTGCGAGGAAGACGAAGCGGAAAACAAGCTAGTTCGATTCGATGGTGCGGGAGAATCCTCCAAAGAATTTCTTGAGGCGGCAGACCGACTCGCGACCGACCTTGAAATTTTCCGGTCGAATCAGACGGCGACGTTAATGCAGGATGGATTTATTGAAACCGGCGTCGGGGAAGGCGAGAGCACGATTTCACAAGCGGCTGCGGACAAAATCGCGGAATGTATTGCGATTCGCAAAGCCGCGAAGCATCTTGAGGAAGAACTTCCGGCAATTGTTAGCCTGCCGGACTCGGCATTATGAGGGAATTCGCATCATTTGTAGGAATCACCCGGAGAGCGTTGTCGATTAACTACGTGTCGCCGCTGGTGTGCGAGATGATTGCTTCAAGTTCTGGCTCGGGCGGCGCAATCTCGGCAAGCCTTGAAGTCGAACAGACGAATCGGCTGGCAGGCCCAGAGACAATTTTCATGGACGGGGATTTCCTGTCATGGAGCACTCGCAATTATATCGATGCCTTCGTTATATATTATGCCACGGCGGAAATCGGACCATTTACTATGCTGACCGCGAATGTGGTCGACTTGCATTTCAATGTGGTTGCAGCGTTGCCGCCCGGCACTTATTTTTTCAAGATATCCGGACTAGAGCCCGACTTCGGAGAAACTTTTCCATCACCTACAATTGGCCCAATTACTTTCTAATATATGGCACTGAACAGAACAAATCTAGTCCTCCGAGCCGCCCCGCTTCCACAGGACTTTCGCGGAACCGTACAAGACTTGTTTGAGGCAATGGTCCGGAGGCTATCTATTCTCAGCCCCGTCGGAACGAACTTTTTCGTTGTCGGGGACGTAGAGCCGTCTAGTAATGTCGGCCCCTGGTTAAAAGGGGGCACAAAATGGTATGTGTTCTCGGAAACAGAAGGGCGGTATGTACCCCTCGACGTGACCGACTCTCTACTGCCTCGGTTTTTTGCACAAGATGCGAATCCGGGAACGCCGGGCCCCGATGACCCGCTCGTCTGGCTCCGAACTTCGCAAAACCGAATTGTAGGTTTGTATGGATGGAATGGGGCAGAATGGCTCGCTTCCGCGAACATTACGCATTCCGGACCAACGGCGAATCGTCCATCCGAACCCGTCGACTTGGAGGAATATTTCGATACCGATATCAACGTGCTCATTCGGTGGGAGCGCGGGACGTGGCGAACGTCTGCGGGCTCTCCCGGCGACGTAAAAATGGTTACGCACACCGTTCTTACGGAGGCGAAGCGGTTCAATCCCGGCTGGGAGGTGCTGGGGATTGAGGATGAATCCCAACGAGGGCGTTTTCTCGGGATGGCCACA